AGAGTGCGAGGGTTAGCCATTTGCCGAGTTCAGCCCAAGTTCGTGAGCGGAGCTGTTGTTCTGTGTTGGCTGTGACGATTATGGTTGAACCAAGTCTGGTGGATAGCATCCATAATATGAGCCAAGATACCAAAGCCGATTTACCAATACCACGACCTGAAGCGACAGCCATACGAAACATCTCTGGATCTAATCTGCCTTGATTGCGTTTTATGTGGGTGGTAATTTTTTTTAAAATTTTTTCTTGCCACTTACGAGGTCCTTTGAACTCGTGGAGGGGGGTATCTTCTTGTCCCCAAGGGAAGATGTATTTAACAAACTTGTGTGGATCGTTTTTGATCGTGGGCGACCAAACATCCATCATTAATTCTTGTTCTTGTTCTATTGGATATTTCATAAAAAAATTATTTCAAGTGTTTATATATATTTGCACCCGCAAGCGGGGGTTCAGGGGGGTATTTTCTAATATTGCTATCAGAAAAAGGGCATCCTGAACCAGTTGCAAAAAAACAAAGGGAGAGAGAGATATTATTTTGCAACTTGCGCCCTAGCTATTCCTTATTTTTATTACTGGCTACGTCCTCATAAAGGAACCGCTCCCTATTGCTAACCGTTTCCATTACTTCACCCTCAACTATTCTTTCGTGAGCGTCCGTGAGCATTTTTTTAATGTCAATCTTGTAATTTACGTCCTGGCGATCTGCCCAGTTGTCGGGATCTCTGTTCTTTAAAAAGAAGATGGCGCTGGTTTCTTTCCCCGACATGGCATTTTCATAGACCTTGTTGGAAACATCGGCAATTGCCTTGATTCTGCCTTTTTTTAATGCGTGTCCAATTTGCTCAATTTTCTTCTTTCTGGTCAATGTAGACTGAGAAATACCAAGAGCTAAACATATATCTCTTTCAGATAAACCAAGACCAGCTAATCTTTCAACCTCTTTATAATCTATCTCTATTAATTTTCTTCCTGGTTTCCCTTTTTCTTTCCCTTCCATACCTTAATTTTATAGGCTTTTTGCAAAAACATACTATTATTTTAATAAAAAGAGTTGTTTTGTGTAGTTTTGTGATAATATATACATGTATTGGGATTAACCAATACACACAACGGGAGAAAGAATGAAATTAATTACCAAAGAGATTGCCAACAAGCTTGCGAAAAATGTTGGTGATGCAGCTGTCGATAAACCCTGGTTAAAGTTATTTAATCCAGCAGGTGTTGGAACCTGGTTAATTACTGAGTATGACGAAAAGACTGGTGATATGTTTGGTCTTTGTGATCTTGGTTTTCCAGAGTTGGGATATGTAAACCTTAAGGAGCTTGAGGATCTTGATTTACCTTTCGGTTTAAAAATTGAGAGAGATGTTTGGTGGGAACCAGAAAAGACTTTGGCTGAATATGTTAAGGAGGTAGCGTAATGAAAGAATATATTTTCTATGAGGATCCAGGGCATGGTTGGCTTGCGGTTCCGATTAAAGAATTAATCGATCTGGGCATTGCCAGCAAAATTACTGATTACAGCTATACACTTGGTGGCATGGCATTCCTTGAAGAGGATTGTGATTTCTTAACTTTTGTTAATGCCTACAAGGAAAAATATGGTGAGTTGCCAAGATATAAAGCAGTTTATCAAGAATATACAAGCATAAGAGCCTATCCAAGATATACCAAAGACAAGGTTTATAAGGAGTTAGCATAATGATTGATAAAACAGTTTATGGTTACTTTGGTGCTGGTATTCCACCAGTAGTAGCGAAAGTGACAGGATATACAAAAACCAAAAAAGGCGACACATATTTTGCTGCAAAAGAAATTGATACCAAAGAGGTTTGGTATCTTTATGCCAGCGAAGTAATGCCTGGACTTGTGCCGAGCTATGGTCCAGGCCTAGGATGGTATTGGAATAAGGAGGTGATGTAATGAGTGCATTTTTAGTAAATCCAAAACATATAGCTGAAATAGTGAAGTATGCTAAAAAGAAAGAGTTTAGATACGCATACAACTGTTTCACTAAAGAACAAATTGACTGTGATCCTAAGAACATGGTCAAACTTTTAGCCCAAGCCAATATTGATAGCTTGGTCGCAAGGTACGGTGAAGATCCTAAAGACTATGGTAATTATGTGGATGAATGTTTAGATCTTCTTAAATATTCAACCAACGGTAACGGTGTCAATTTGCTAACTGGTGTTGGTTATTGTGATCTTGGTAGTAACGATATATACAACATGCTTGCTTGCTGGAATTACCAAGCCTGCGAGGTCGACAACTGGTTTAAGACTGATGCTTACTGGTTGCATGTTTATCTCAAAGATTTGGCAGCTAGAAAAATGGCTAGTGATGCAACTGTTCAATGGGAATTCAATCCAAATACAGAGGAGGTGGCGTAATATGACAGATAAAAAAATATTTATTGATATGGACGGAGTTCTAGCTGATTTTGTCAAAGGAGTAGAGGGACCAAAATATCTAAATGGTCCCTTAACTTGTGAACAAGATTACGATGATAGAAAAATAGAATTTGTTTTTAAGGGTTTGTTTAGAGATTTGCCGATTATGCCTGGCATGGCTCAATTAATTAGACATATTAGAAAAACAGTAAATCATTGGGAGATTTTAACAGCGTCTGGAGATTTGGGTAGAAAGCTTGTTGTTAGAGATAAAATTAAATGGATCAAAGAAAAGATAGGTCCAGATGTCATAGTCACATCAACCATAAAAGGTAAAGACAAGGCTGTGTTTGCTAGACCTAACCATGTTCTGATTGATGATAGAAAAAGCAATATCGAAGCTTGGGAACAGGCTGGAGGTATAGGGATCTTACACACAAGCGCAGAGAATACGATCGAACAATTAAATAATATTAAAAAAACATAGTATTATTTTCATTAAATGCGTTGTATTGTGCGTTTTTGTGGTAATATATAACTGTACTTGGAATTAACCAGTACGCAAAAAGGGAGAAAAAGTGATGAATATAACTACTGTCGAAAAAATACTTAAAAATATTGTGTCTGAATGGACAGGAAAAGAAACAAAGGCAGCAACCTTAGAAAGATATTTTCCAAATAGTGCTACTTTGCAAGTAAGGTGGATTGGTAGCATCAGTGATAAAAAATTTGGTAACACACATAGATATTTTTACTGTTGGGAGAATAAAAAAGGCTATGTAATACAATTAGATGGTTATGCTTACACAAGTTATAACTGGGATTATGAAAGTAAAAAAATATTTGACGATGCTTTCACAAAGGCAGGCGTAGATTTTGAATGGGAAAATTGTGAAAGAATTAATATTTACAAATAGGTAGCCTGGTGCTATCTCATTTTAATAAGGAGATGATGATGAATGAAGTAATAGATAGAATCGTTAAACTGTTAGCATCAGGATTAAATCGTGATGAAGTGTATAGAGATATATACAGCAAATGTACTTTATCAGTACAAACCAAAAACCAGCAGCAGCAACTCGCTGATTTAATTGCACAGATAGATGCAAGGTCAGTCTTTGCTACTGGTGTAATTCCAAACTAAGGAGATGACTATGAAAATAGTACAATGCTACCAGTGGGGAGATGAGCACCCCACAAACATTCGCAGAAGAGATATACTTGGGGTAACTAAGGAAATGGGTAAAACAGTAATCATCTTATTCGGTGGCAAGTCAGTTATGTTTGTCAGAGATTCAGTTGATGAAATACAGGCACAACTATGAACCTAAATGAACAAGAAAAAGAAGTAATGCTTCATTGTCTTGAGTTGGCAATAGATAAGTACAAGGAAAGTTACAAAACATCCGACAGACTTATCTATACCCAACTAATAAAATTAACTTTTAAACTAAGGAGAGAAGAATGATTGAAATAATCGGCTGGACACTTGGGCTACTAGGCTTGGGTGTCTTTTTATTTGTATTAATAATCTATGCCTTTGCATGGTGGGCTAGTAGCTCAACATTCATAGGCTGCAATAAAAGGAGAAAATAATGTTATTTGAAAGTAAGATTTTACTAGCAATAGTAATTTTAATGATTGTGTATATTGTCATAGCAACAATATTCGATGACCAAGACCCACCTGATATAAGTGCATGGAAATAAGGAGAAAATAATGGTAGGAAAACTAACTAAAGATTCGATGGCATCATGTTCAATTTTGCCAGTTATATTTAATAAGTCACCTTATCAAACCCCTAACGAAGCATTGGATAGATGCATTAGGGCTAGAAAAGGTGAAGATGTCAGAACAGAGCAAAACATGATTCAAAAGATGGGTGATAAATTAGAGCCACTAATCTTACAGCTATGTGCTGAAGAACTAGGGCTATACAATTTAGATACCAATATCACAACACCTGTACAGCATGAATCATTACCTTTGATGGGTTCTTTGGATGGTACAGCTTATGCCGATAACCTAATCATCAAACCAGATAACGAAACCATATTCACTGAAGATGGTGAACCTATCGTTTTGCAAGGCAAAGGCATATTGGAATCCAAAGCTACTGCTGTCTACCCCCCTGAAGATGGTGTACCTGCTGACTACAGAGGTGTCTTACAGTGCAAGGGGCTTATGTCTGCCACAAATTGTGACTGGGCTGTCGTTGCAGTGCTTTATCGTTCAACCATGTTGCAGTTGTATGTGATGCGTAGAGACTTTGCTTTTGAAAAAGAATTAGCAGAAGTCATTACCGACTTCGATAATCGCATTGTTACTGAAGAATACTACCCACCAACCACATCTAGCGATGCTGCAAGGGTATTTTCTGAGCCTGACGAAGCTCTAAGCCACACATTCGCTACTGAGGATGAGCATTTGTTTGAGACGATTGATAGTGCCAACAAGCAGATAAAAATGCTTCAGAAGCTAAAAGACGAAGCCATTTTG